CGCGAACGGGATGATTCGATCCTAGAATCTTGAGGCCCTCCCGAGCTTTGTGTTTTACATGTGGGTTGCTCACCGCATGAACTTACCTTACCGAGGACGGACGTTACCCGCCACGAAAATCGGGCTGCTCGGTTTGGGTACTTAGACATCAACCTCCACCAGCCTCTCGTACATTGGATGGTCGAGTAGGCATGGCAAGGTTTTCACTCCAAGTATGTCAGCCTTCAAAGCATCTAGATGGTAAGGCTCCATTTCGTAAACTTTGTAAAACTGCTGGTAGGTGAGATCACACGCCTTATGCCGGACAGCCACGTGGAATTTGTGGTCGTCGGGCTGCGCGTTGGCTTTGTCCCTCTTCAACAGTTCAAGGCAGTGGTCTATGTAGACTGAAAGGATAGGTACATGGGCGCAATCTTGTGCCATTCCCAACATAACTCCTTTCAACCACGACCTGGGGTTGTGCTGTGGGGCAACGGAGTACCCCACTTTCGCCAAGACTCTGCCAATTTTGGGTCCCCAGACACGGCCATCAACGGTGTGCCAGAACCTCCCAGAACAGAACTCGACGTAATCAGCATCCAAGTGGCTTTTAACTTTAGCTACAAGGCCCAAGCGCTCCATAAGCCGCGCGAACTCTTGCGGGTCCACGCGAGCTTTAGTGGCTATGACTGAGTCATCTCCTAGGGCAATGATGCGGAAGTCAGTGATGCCTAATTTGTATAGACACCACACAGCCGCGCCAACGGTCAGCTTGGTGTTGCCCGGTGACGTGTTAGGATCACCGGAACACCTAGTTCCATCAACTTTATATTTATGACCATGCGATGAACGACCACGCACAATCAATTGTTGCTGCAGCACAACTTTGGCCCACCGGCCGGCACCCATTCGTGCGTAAACCCTATGTTCAACCTTGAGGGCTTCAGCACTAATAGATGCATCGTAACGCGAGAAGTCAGCTTCAGTAAAGAAGTCGTACCCTTCTTGCTCGCATTGAACCATCCAACGTCCCAAAGCCTCTGCATTCATGCCAGAGGCGTAAGTGACGTTGTGGCCGGCGTTCCAAGCTGCGGCCAAGTGTTTTCCGTATGCATACATCCATGGACCTAACAGGCAGTTGGCCAAGTCGCCAACGCCTTGAATGACACGAGGGTCAAAATCATCAACCCCTGTGACACTGGATTTGAGAAGCTTTTCACGTTTTATAAACGTTTTCCTGATGCACTCGTGGCGCACCTTTCCAACGTCTGGACACGAGTAAAACTCATCTAGCGCACGTTGCTGTGCCCGCTGCCGGCTCAGTGGGAAACGTGAGTTCCACACACTGAACTTGGCAGCCCTAACAATTGTTGTTGGTATCAACTTGTCAAGTATTGGCTCAACTTCACTCAACCACAAACCAGGTTCAGGCTCGAGTTTTGTGTTTAAAGCCCTGTGAATGATCGCCCTCTCCTCATTATTCGGGGTGTCACAAGACACCACTGGGATGCATGCAGCCAATCCCATACCGTAAAGTGAGGCGCCGCGCTCACGGATTTTCTTCCATGAGTACGAATAATCAAACCAGGAGCCTGGTTTTGGACTAAGGCTGGCTTGCTGGGATTCGTATCCGGGCAGGGTTAGCATAGGCATAGCCCCACCACGAACCAGGGATCCGTGATCACGTGACTGAATGGCGCCAAGGGACTTCGATAAATTCGAAGACCCGACGGCCACAACCGACGTCAAGCAAGTCACCCCAAGCAGAAACACAGCCCCGCGCAAGAAGGTCGGGAGCGACGCAAATAGCTTAAGACCACCCACGACACCCCTACCCACTTGCTGGGGCCGCATCAACAACCCTGCACTGGTCACAAGGGCTGTACCGACCAAAGTCTTTCTTCCCACACCTTTCAGGTTAAAATTCATAGCTCTGCCGTGGTGTAGTCCCAGATTTCCGAGGGAGTGCTGCACGTTGTCCAAACACATCACCTCATTCTCCAGGTCCGCCACAAATCCCAATGCAGAGCCCAAAATGACGACGTCGGGTTTCTCGCCAACGTCAATCGAATCATCGCGAACGACGAATTCCTTAACCTTACGAACCACAACCTGAAATTGGTCGACGGTACGTGGTGTGTAAACACTTGCCATTCGAGCATGAGCCACCACACGTTTGGGCACAGTTACTACCGTGTGACCAAACCTGATGACTACAGAACCACCCCATGGCAATACGAACAGGGTGGTTTTGCCCAACACTCCATATAGTTGGGCCACGTCCAATTGGACGGGGTCACAGTACTTACCTTTGTTAGTTAGTGCTAACGACAAAGCGACTGGGTCCGACTGTACTGGGTGGTCAATCGGCAACATCCTATAAATAAGCGATGTGCCGACGGACTTAACCAGGTACCAGGTAAAACCCGAGTGAGAGTCTGAATCCCAGTAGCATGAAGCTGATCTCATCCAACCCAGGGCATTATGGCGATAGGAGATTGATGACCCAGCAACAGTCATTGTCACATTGCCGTCTGCGTTTATGCTGTATTCCGACTCCCCATAAAACTTGCCTTGGGGTTCAGAAAAGTCGTGCACGACGGCGATCAAAGGGGCCCTTTGTACGATTTTGTTAACGGCGCAAGGATCAAAGTAGTACAAGCTATCAACCATTAAGTACGTGTCTGCGTGACTACAAGCACACTCGAGATTGAAATTTGGCGCGGCATGGTCACAATACAACATCGTGCCGCTTTCTTCGAATTTGGACCTGCGGTGAATATCGGAGGCAGTCAAAACTGGGCACATTGACCAGACCTTACGGTCCGATTTCCTGTGTCTCTGTGGATTACCACCAATGTCTACCACATATCCAGTAGCCATCTTGAGCGCTTCGGTTTCCTTAACAATCCGTTCACAATGTAACATTGGGTGGAGTGATTCAGTACTATTCCAACTACTCTCGACGAACCTGTAGCTCGGAAATACATCCGCCAGTCGTTTCAAGAGATTTTCATCGAGTTTAAAATTAACTCTGTAGGTCATGCTGTCAGGGACGGGTAACGAGCCCAAAGTGTCCACTGATACAAAAGATTTCCCTTCTGCTTGCT